GCAAACACAACGCCGCGATACCGCTCCCAATGAATTGGCAGTAGGCGTTAATATTGCACAAATGGCAACACAACCACAAGGTTATGCCAATTACACAAACTTTGCACTTAAAGATGCAAATTTCTATGAACCAAAGGAAGTTTATCGAAATCAGAAAGTTATCGATAATGTCAGAGTTTTACGCGGTTTAGGGTCAGATCAGAAACATCAAGACCTAGTAAACCTGCAATACAAATAGGAGTTAGTATGGCAGAAGATTTAAACAAAAAAGTTGATGAGCTAGAAGCCGCAGCTAAAAAATATGCATCAAAAGATACTGTTATTAGCATTGGCGGATATGAGTTTACTCCAGCTAAGTTAATGGTTGCTTTTACAATTGTAAGCTCTGCATTAGGCGGTCTTTATGGTACTTTTGAAGTCTACAAAGATTACATGGGCATGAAGAAAAAGATTGCCGAATATATCACACCAGACTTATCAGAATTTGATAAGCGTTTAGCAGTAATTGAGCAAAATTCAGCAAAAACCGCTGACTATACTCGCGACATTAAAGTTGACTTAAAAAATGATTTGCGTCGTAACGAAACTGTTACTGAACAAATTGAGCGAAGCGTAAAGCAATCGCAACGAGAAATTGAACAAGATGTAAAAAATGTTCAACGAGAGTTACGGGCTGACCAAGACCGTACGCGGGCTGAACTAGAAAAATTACGACGAGAAGTCGATTCTAAAATACAAAAAGCTATTGATAACCCTTTAGCTAATAAGTAATGTCAGCCGTTATATTAACATTCGTACTTGGTTATATTAAGCCCGAGTACGAATGTGTACGGTGGAAGTGGTCTGGTGATGTATACAACCGAAAGGTAGTATGCTTAGAGTGGAGGAAGCGAAAATGGTAGATCCAATGACCGCACTAGCGGGGATACAGTCAGCTATTTCAATGGTTAAAAAAGCCAGCAAAGTTGCTAATGATTTAGGTTCGTTAGCGCCTATGATTGGTAAAATGTTTGATGCTAAAAGTGTGGCTACTAAAGCTTTAATTGAAGCTAAAAAGTCTAAAAAAGGCTCAAACATGGGCACTGCTCTTCAGATCGAAATGGCATTAGAACAAGCCAGAGCATTTGAAGAAGAACTAAAAATGTTATTTATGCAGACAGGTAAAATAGATGTATGGCAAAAAATTAAAGCACGTCAAGCTGAAATGGACTTAGCAGATGCGCGAGAATTAAGTGCATTGAAGAAAGCAGAAAAAGCAGCAAAAGCCAAAGAAGAAGAAATGAATCAGATAGCCATGGCAATCGCAGCTTGTGCTTTTGTTTTATTCATTGTTTTTGTAGGTGTTAATGAGTTAGTAGACTTTTGTCAGACTACCCATAGATGCGGAGGCAGATAATGAACGAATATCAAAAGACATTTGACTTAGCATTAAAAATATGTGTATATGGTATGGTAGCCATGTACTTTCTCGGATTTTTAAAATTCTTACCAAACGATTTATCTGATAAAATCGTTAATTTACTATTAGGAAAAGTAGGCCTATAACAATGCATAACGATTTAAAATTATTTAAATGGGCAGCTGTACTACTATTGCTACCAATAGCCTTAGGTTTTTGTGGCAAAGAAAGTTTTCGGTATCCTTGCCAAGATCCTGCAAATTGGGACAAAGATTTTTGTAAACCGCCTGTGTGTGATGTTACAAGAACTTGTCCAGAACACATTTTTAAAGGCCAACGCGATCCAAGGCTTGGTCCTCCATCAACAAGGGTAGAACCTATGACACCAACAGCACAATGTACCACACCAACACAAGGAGCTAATTGTGGAAAGTAATTCAATTATTTACACCGAAGATCAGTTAATGGCACGCCTGAAATTTTTTATTGGCATTTGTCTTGCGCTTACCTTAACTGGAATTGTGTTTGTAGTGTTATATTCAATTATTTTCATTACTCAGCCATTAAACGCTATTAGTCCTATTGACCAAAAGTTTTTTGAAATGATTATTCCAATTGCTACCTTTCTAACAGGTACTTTAAGCGGTATTATGTTAGCTGGTGGTAGCAAAGAAGAAATGGAAATGAAGCGTGATATGATTAAGCAAGCGCAAGAAAATTCAAATACTTATGCTAAAGCTAATCCGCTAAAGGTGGAACCTGCGTTTACATCACCGATTCAAACAACTGCTGGATTTAATGGTACGTCAGCGGCACCTGCTGCGGGCATTACTTATATTAATGGCAAGCCTGCACCTATGCAAGCACCCCATCCGGAGATTTAAATGGGTAGTTTAAAAACTATGCTATCCGAGGACCCAGCTGTTAGTAGTAAGCGAGTTATTACTTTTTTAGCCTTTTTACTATGTGCCGTTGCTTTTATAGCAATGGTACTGGGACACCACATAGACGCAAAATTATTTGATTCTATGATGTATATTGTGATTGCAGGACTGGGATTTACAGCAAGCGAAAAGTTTGCATCAACTAAGGAAACTAAATGAAAAATTTATTTTGGGCAATGTGTATAGTAGCTAGTGTTTCATTTTTAGCATGGAACAATCCAGCATATGCTGAAGCAGAAACCAAAAAAGTCTGTAAAGAAAAAACAGACAAGGCCGGCAAACCTGTATTAGATAAGGCCGGTAAGCCACAAGAAGAGTGCAAGACTATCAAAGTCCACCAAAAACTTGAAGGTACAAAAGTCGAAGACGCCAAGAAGAAGTAAATTTATATTTGACAGACCTATCCTGGTCTGCTATAATATAAATTGGCAGGCCGATTTTTATCAACCTTACAAGGAAGTTTATGGCAAGTGGTAAAAGAGCAAGACGCGACAACGTAGTACAGTTGGAACGTAACCCGATAGAGTATGGATTTACAGATGTAAAACCACTAAACTTTATACAGGCGGAGTACTTAAGGGCAATTCAATCTAATCAAATTGTATTTGGTGTAGGAAGTGCTGGAACAGGTAAAACGTATGTAGCAGCAACATATGCTGCAGGGGAACTCTTTCATAGACGTATTCAGAAGATTATTCTGACTAGACCTAACGTCGAAACAGGACGTGGGCTAGGATTTTTACCAGGTACACTAGAGGAGAAATATGCTCCTTATTTAGAACCATTTGATAGCGTGTTTACTCGTAGTCTTGGAAAAGGCTTTTATGAGTACGCATTAAAAGCAAAAACGATTGAGCCTAAACCACTGGGCTTTATGCGCGGTGCAACTTTTGATAATTGCATTGTTCTACTTGATGAGGCACAAAATGCCACAAAAGAAGAAATGAAGATGCTGCTATCACGTATTGGTAAGAACTGTAAAATGATTATTTCAGGAGATGTTGATCAAGCAGATATTCCTGATTCAGGACTATCAGACGCAATTCAGCGACTAGATCGTATTCCAGATATTGAAGTTGTCAGATTTATGGATGACGATATTGTACGATCCAAGATGTGTAAACAAATTATTTTAGCTTATAGAGATTAAATTATGGCAGAAATGTTTAAACCCACAGAGGGTATGGCTAGTGCAGCCAAGCGTGCACTAAAATGGCACGAAGAAGGTAAACCTGGTGGTACTTTAGTTGGTTTAGCACGAGCCAATCAACTAAAAGATCGTGAGGAGTTGTCTGCTTCAACAGTGTTGCGAATGTTCTCATTCTTTTCACGACACGAAGTAGATAAAAAAGCAACTGGTTTTAATAGTGGAGAAGAAGGTTTTCCATCAAAAGGACGAGTAGCTTGGGATATGTGGGGCGGCGATGGTGGCTTTAGTTGGAGTCGTGAAAAACGAGACCACATTATGGCACAACGCGCATTGCTTGTACACGATATTTTAAAACTCAAGAAATAAAAAAAGCCCGCTATATTGCTATAGCGGGCTTTTTTTTTTTTGCTTACTCTTCTGAGATCTGCTCTTGTGGGAGCTGTTCTTGAGCCTGTTTTACTAACTTATTAGTTAGTGGATTAGCTTTTTTAGCAGGCAATTCTTGTAAACCTGCTAAAATAGTATTTGCTTCTTCCACTGTAACTTTTAGTGTAATAATTGTGTCTTTAGCCTGTTCCATATATTACCTAATTGGGCAAGCTCCAGTAGCGCAGTCTTCACCCATAATTTCATCGAAACTGTTGGCGTTTTCTAGGCTTACTGGCATTAATTGTTGTACATAATTGCGGAAAGTTTGTTCATCTACAACTTCTTGTGGAAGATATAAATAACCAAGGTCTTTAGCTGTTTTAGTAGGGTCGGTACGATAGATGAATGAAACACCTACATAACAATCCCAGTTGTCTAACAGCCAATCAATGATTTCTGGTACTTCTGAAGGATCATAACTAATTGTTACCGAAGTATTTTGCTGAGTCCAGCTAGTCTGAATCAACTTGTATTTTTCGAGTTGTTCGACCGCTGTGTCAAGGTTGACTTCTTTTCCACCAGTTTTATGGAAAGGAACATCAGCCCACTCAACAGGGAATGTAATAAGTACACCACTATCATCAGTGGGGTGATTAACAACGTTATAATTAGCAGAGCGCAATACTTCAACAATAGGGTCAAATTTACTAAATTGTACATTGTTGAAAATATACTTTCCTAGAGGTTTGTGAATTCCTTCGGTGGTATCCATGATCTTGGATAATGTTCCTGAAGGTTTAACACAAGTAATATTTTTAGGGCTTGGTAAACCCAATTCTTGAGCCATACCAATAGCAGCACCTGTAGCAGTACGCTTCAAGTACTCATAGTCATAGCCAGTCATATCAGGACGCTTAGCAATACCTGTTAAACCTACTCCGCATAAACGCATAAAGTAGTTGTTTAAGTGCCAAGATTCTTGCAGGATGCCATCTTGCAAGTTTACGCAAGTTTGACGATAGTTTGCTCGGGCTGCAAGTCTGATAGCGTTGTGCAGTCCTGCTGTATCACCTTTGAATTTGGCAATATCGGTTTCTGTAAGATTACAGAATGATTTATTACCGAGTAAGATTTCCACGCAAGGGTTTGCACCTTTGAACCATGGAGCACGGCGGAGAGCTTCAACTTCATTGATAAATCCTGGTTCTGAGCCACCAGCTTCTAACATTAGATCAAAAATCTTCTGCAAGTCAGCTTTTAGAGGCTTCTCTTTAAATACTAATGAATTATTAGATTGTTGACGGTGTGAGTTGTTGTACAACCACCAGTCTTTCTTTGCTACTGCGAATTCTTCCCATTCGGGCTGTCCGTAGTCGAACAAAGCAATTTCCGCACTCCTACGGCTACTAAGAATGGTACCAAGATGATTAACAATGTCGAGAATATCCATCCGAGTAAGTAAACTATCAGCACGGCCATTGAGGATATTTGCAATAGCCACGTATGCAGTTGATATAGCACTGTCACCGCTTGAAATCCATCCATAACCTTTTAACCTTTCACCAGCAGGGCGTAACTGACTAAAGTCCAGTACGAGAGTGTCAGCAGGATACTTACCAGCAATAAGTTTTCCAATAGACTTTGCCCAAGCTTCGGCACTATCTCCAACTTGAATAGTCCAAGTTTTAGTTTCTGGATCGAATGTTTCTGTGTTGTGTTCATTACCGCCCTTTTCTGTGCGAGTACTACGAATTACACGAATATTTTTAATAGGTTTGGAAAAGCCGTTTAATGTACCTACAATAGGTTTAAATCCTACTCCGCATCCTTGCAGTAAAAGCCATAAGCAGTCTACTACATCATATACAGTTTCTACGTGTGTAAAACTGCAATTAAATTGTGAAGCTTCACGAGTTTTAGCTACATTTGTACCGCCTAACCACAGAGTGCGACCACTCATGGCAACTTTACGATCTAGCATCAGCTGTTCAAGATCATAGAGTTCGCTGTACTCTTCGTCTGTTAGATCACGTCCTGCAGCGCGTTGCCACAGCCATTCTTGGTGATCGATAACTCGGGCTACTGTTTCTTGCCACGTTTCAAATTGTTTTCCGTCGTCTGAAGTGGGTCTATTATATGTACGACGTGTGATTACTTGTGCTCTTGTGCTTACTGCCATGATTTCCTTTATGTTCCTGTTGAGCCGAAGCCTCCTGTGCCTCGGGTAGAGTCGTTCCAAATATCTTTAAAGCCAACTAGTTCAACCTTTTGTACTACCAACTGGGCAATTCTATCACCAGCTGAAATTTTATAAGGGTCATCACCGATATTTTTTAACAAAACTTTAATTGTGTCACGATAACCACTATCAATCACGCCTACACTGTGAGGGATAGTAATTCCCTTTTTTCCTTGAGAGCTTCTATTATATACAAAGCCGCCATAGCCTTGTGGAATTTTGATCGCTATACCCGTATCAACAAGTTTTTGCTCACCTGGATAAATTTCGCAATCTTCATAGCTAAACAAATCCGCTCCAGCATCACTGTGGTGTGCTCGTTGCGGAAGTTTAGCTCCTGGCTTTAATTGGCAATCTAGTGTAAAACTAATATTAGTAGTATACAAACTAGATCCACATATGGTTGTAGTCATTCCGTTCATTTTAAATATAACTCTAAGGTTTCATCAATTTGTTTACAATTTTCAGTACCAATTGCTTCTTCGCAAAAGGTAACTAAATCCATTAATTTATAGTTCAATTCTAGTTGATCTTTGCATTCGTTTAGTGCTTGAATATATTTGTATTTGCCTGAGAGAGGGATGCTTGCAATAATGTCGTAGGTACTGCCATATTCATTAACGAGGCTAACTGCTCTCTTAGGTCCAATGCCAGGCACGCCAAAAATATTATCACCAGTGTCACCAGTAAGGCATTTAATACTGATGTAATCTTCGGGATTAAAGTCATAATGGTCATTCCAGTTATCGACTGTAACTTCTTTACGTGTGACATAGCTGAATCTTGATACGTTAGGTTGAACTAATAAATCCCAGTCTTTGTCTGAGCTGATAAGCCAGATATCATCGACAGGGAGTTTTGATTTCTTTGATACAATGTATGCTGCAATATCGTCAGCCTCAACGCCTTGAAAGCGTAAAACTGGAAAATCTGTATTTTCAGCAATATGTTCTAGTGTTTTTGTAAAATCTTCAAAGAACAACTCAAACGCTGCTTTTTCAGCGTCTGTTTGATTCTCGAACTTATCTTTACGATTTTGTTTGTACTCAGGATAAATAGCTTTGCGATAGCTGCTAGAGCCTTGATCGCCTGCAATAATCACATGAGATGCTTTATATGATTTTTTAAGACTTTGAACTGTGCGTAAGTAATCTTCAGCAAAATCTGTAGCACCACTATGTTTATAGCGGAACGCAAGATTAAGTGAGTCAACAACAAGCAGAGTATTGTTTGCTTCGGTAATTTTTGAGAATGTTTTTGACATATTATTTGTGTGTTAATCTGTTATTATACCACTGCTGTGCTGTTTTGTCAAGTTACAAATACTGGTTGCTCCCACTTGAGCCAATCTTCTAGTAATGCTACATAGAACTCATGACTTTCATGGTTGTAATAAATACATCGGTAGTTCTGCGAATTTGGCATTTCATCAAAAGCAACAAATACTTTGCTTCTGTCAAATTTAAAAATAAGCAGCGGTTTCTTTGAAACCTGTGTACCTTGTCGAGTAGTTTGTTCCCAGAATTCTACTAGTTGCGGAGTCTTGGATGTTAGTAAGTGTGAAGTAAGGTGATCTTCCGCATAGCCTTTAACTTCTACACACCAAAGGTTGGTTCGCCCAGGAACGTATAAATCGCCCTTAAGCTGATGTTTAGGGTCAAGAGCACCTGATCCAGGTACTCTTTCCCAAGCTAAACCAGTGTGCTTTTTAAGTAGATCACGTACTGTGGTCTCTGTTCTAGCACCTTTGGCTCTAGCGTCAACTACCATTACTCAGCTGCGGGTTTTTCTGCTGGTTCAGGAGTTGGCTCAGGTGCAGGAGCTGCTTTAACTGCTGGAGCTGCTTTAACAGGGGCAGGAGCAGGAGTTTCTTCTACAGCTACTTCTACGCCTTTTACTTCTAATGTACAGCTGGGATCGACTCGGAAAGTGGCTTTGCCTTTTCCAATTACAGAAACCAAAGGGTATTGAGCGTCTGCAACTTCACTACCTACTGTTAAAGGTTTTCCGTTAAGTACGACTTTTACGTCGCCATCAATTTCTTCTAGAATCATATTATACCTCTATTTGGGATATGTTGTTACGTTTAATAACATTTACTTTTTCTAGCAAGGGATGACTAAAGCCATGACTTACTAAGAAAGTGTTTAAATGTTCCTCTTGTAGTAACACTTCTACTAGTTTTTCTTTACCATCTGTATCGAGTGTTTCTACAGTTTCGTCTAGTATTAATAGATTAATTCTAGAACTAGATAGTGTTTGCATTAGTTTTCTAATAGCTAACAAAGTAGCTACGTTGACTCTTGCTTTTTCACCACCACTTAAAGCCAGTATTTCAATATCTTTTCCATTATCAGTAATAACAACATTTAATTTATCACTAGAACTGATTTTAAAACTGATCTGAAATCTGCCGTCGCTTAGATCTACCAAATATTTATTTGTGATATCCTCTAAGTCTTTTACTAGGCTTTCGATTTTATAAGCTACTAAGCCTGTTGTACTAAATGTTTTTGTTAAAACATTTAAAATACTCATACGTTCGCTTAATTCATGTAACTTACCACTATAAGTTTCCAGTTCTTGGTTCATTTCCACTAACTGTTTAGACACTAGGTCTACTTTAGTATTGTGTGCAGTTACTTCTTTGTTATATTGTTCTGCCTCAACAATTTTACGTTTAGTATTACTGATACTAGTTTGTAATTCGGTGAATTGTTGTTGTAGAGTTTGTTTATCTAATAGTGCTTCAGGCAGCTCTGTATCAATCAATGAATGATACTTTTCCCAATCTTCTTGGGCTTTTTGTGCTTCTTGCCATGCAGTTTTTTGGGCCTTTAAAGTAAATATTCTACCACTATATTCCTGTGACGTTAACTGAGCCATTTCAGCCTCAGATACTTTTTCAGTAATTAGCTCTGTTACTTTAGCCTCATCAATTTGTGATAAACAAGTAGGGCAAGTACCGTGAAGCGACTTCATCTTTTTAACAAAACTTTCAGCATCACTAATAGTTTTTGATAGTTTTGCTACTTCTGCCTGATAGCCTTCTACGCCTTCTGCAGGCTCTTCAGGAATAGGGGTAAGTTTAAGTTTACTTTGTAACTGTTTGTAAGTATTGTTCTGACTAATCTTTTTATTAGTAGACTCAATACTGCTAATACTAGTTTCTAGTTTAGAGGCTTCCGCTATTAGTTCAGAATTTAATTCTGGCACTAAAATATGCTCTTTGGTTGTTAAGTCTGTTTTTTCATACTTATTTAACCAACTAGACACAGTGTTGACTTGCGACTGTACGCTTGCAATATCTTTGGCTAGTTGAGTTGAAACTTCTTTGAAAACTTCAGCAGCACGAGTATACTTACCTAAGTTTAAAATTTCAATAAGAAACTTTTTACGAGCAGTGTCAGGAGCTGTCAAAAACTCTAGGCTTGAAGCGTTTGATTGATAAACAATCTGTGCAAAACTCTTATGGTCAAAGCCTAAAATATCTTCGATCATTTTATAAGTGGCCGTTGCAGTATGAGCACTTATATCTACACCATTCTTATACAGCTTAACTGTTTGAGTAGTACCACGACTAGATTTAATCGTATAGTCTACGTCATCTCGATTAAAGTCTAGTTCAATTGTGTAACTTTTATCCTTGATATGGCGGTTAAGAATATCTGCTTTCTTAATGCCTTTGCTATTTTTATTAAACAGCACTTCTTCTAGGATAAGGGCAATAGAGCTTTTGCCATGCCCATTACGACCAACTAATTGCGTTAGTGGGGCAGCAACAAAATCAATTTTATTATCTTTTCCGTAGCTAAAGGCGTTAGCCCATCGTAGTTGTTTTATAGTTATCATTTAAAGCTAGTCTCTTTTTTAATTCTGGTAAGCCACCAACATATTCTCCGTCAAGGAAAATCTGTGGAACGCTACGGGCGTTAGGCACTTTTTCAATTAAATCTTTTTTAGTATATGTGCCACCACCAACCATACATTCTTCATATTCAATAGCGTAAGCTGTTAACAGGCGTTTAGCTTCTTGACAGGCTGGGCAATTAGTTTGCGACCATACTTCTGCTTTATTCTGCTTCAATTTTGTCTGCATAATTCTGAAATTCCTTTAGTACACTTTCAATTGTATCTTCTGGTAAATCTAAAATATACGCAAGATACTCCCGAATTTCTTCTGACATTGACATTTCTTTGTCTAAGATCAGTGCAGAGTCAGTATCGCGTTTAATAACTTTGCGATCAATTAACTCTGAGTCTTCTAACTCACCAAGTTCTTGCATATCGCCTTCAACTTGATAAATAGTGTGATCATAATCTGTTGGAGGTTTAGGATCTGTTACACCAACTGTTTTACGAATAAGCTGTGGCAACTGTAATTTTCGCCACTCATGTGTTAATGACTGGGTATCCAATATAACAACACCAGTATCCACATTATGACGATGGAAACTAGTAGTAACAGGACTCCCAGGATAGATAATGTTTCTTTGGCAATTTTCATAGCTATGCAGATCTCCTGCTAATACTACTTTGTAGTTGCTGAATAAATCTAAGTCAACTTCTGGTTTTACGTGTGGCGGAATTTCTCCGCGAACGTGCGTAAAACAAATATCGCCTTGAATTACAAAAGGTTCTTTTTCAAACTCTTTTAGTTTATTGTAAGGAATAAAATCCATATTGTCTATCTTACAATAATCATCAATAATTTCGACTAATGGATTTAAACGATTGGTAACTTGCTTTAAATTTGTTAAAAAAGTTGTGTCTTTTTTAACTGCTTCGTGATTTCCTGCGTAGATAATAGTTCGTATCTTGCAAGAAGATACTAAATCAAAATAAGTTTCCAACTCCTCCATGTTAGGAAGTTTGTCGAAAACATCTCCACCAATAACAAAAAGGTCGCACTCTGCCTGCAACTCTTCTAGCTGCTGCCAGAGCATATTAAACCTATTTTTAGCCCACGTAATAGGTACGTTTTTCTGACCCAACTTAATGTGTACGTCAGCTGTAAATAATACTTTCATATTGCCCTTAAGACAGAAAAGCCCGCTAAGCGTTTCGTTTAGCGGGCTTAAGTTTTTTAACCGAGTTCTTTGACTGCTTCTTGCTCAGAAGATTCGCCTTCAGCGTCATCTTCTTGGTTGGTAGTAATCTTTTCCAACAAGGCTTTTACATCTGCTTCTGTAGGACGAGGAAATTTCTCATCAATAGATTTAGCAGCATCTGCCAGAGCACGCTCTTCATCAGTTAGTGGGCGGGCTTTGCAACGCAAAACTTGGAGTGTATACTCAACATTAAAAGGCAGAGGACCTGTCTTTACGCGCTTGAATACAACATCCCAACCTGTATCATAGTCAGTAGGGTCTCCCAAATCTTCAGCCGCTGTAACAATTTGCTCAAACAACTTCTTTTTCAAGTTAAGAGCAACAACTTTTTGCGACTTAGGGTCAATACAATTTACAGAATAGCTCCAAGAGCATTTTGCTTCTGGGAAATACTCAGTAACATGATCTTTCTCAATGTTATCGAACTTCTCCTTTTCACGACTAAATGCCAAACATTCAACTGGAATATCTTTGTTATTAGTGCCTTTCAGCCAATAAATATATCGTGGAAGAACTCCGCCAATTAAGCGGACCGTATTTTCGCCGTCTTTGTATTCGTAAGATTCGACTTTGTTTGATTGTGCTTTACCTTTGGTGTTTTTAAAACTAAGTGCCATTTTTTATTTTTCCTCGTATTTGAAGTGAATTTTGTTTTCTGTTATTTTTAGTAGCGGATTTGATTTTATTGCGTTTAGGTCAATATCTGAATAAAAAGATAGGTCTAGATATGTATAACCATAATGTTTATATATTGCGTAGTTTCTACGCCCCGCTAGTCTTATGT